TCGGAAGTAATCTTCCGATCTTCATCTTCAACATTGTTATTGTTTGTTTGAAAGTTAGCAGGTCTATTGCTTAATTCTATCGTCAACCTAAACATATAGAAAGCAGAGAGGGTACCCTGGATATTACAGGAGCGCTGCTGGGCATCCTGGGTAAGTAAGACTAAATAGTCCGCCCATATTCTAAGATAGCAATATGTTGTTTTTATTAACCTCTCGCATTTGTATAACAACACAAGATCACATCTTAGTCAAAAATCATACATAGGATCTGCAAGATGTTTAACATCATGCAAATAATCCTCATATGGTAGAATTAAAGGATTTTCGGGTAAATCCCCAGGTACCTTCAAACCTGTAATTGCTTTACGCAATTTGTCGTATTCTTCACGCCCATGAAGAACGATCTCTCGAAAAGCCGTCTCAATATTCGTCATTAGTATAACATTTGGGTCAGCACATTTCCGGGTCCAGTTCAACATCTCGTAAATCACTTCAATCTTGAGTGGAGCAACAGTACGTACCAACTCTGGACAAAATCTAAATTTCCGCTTAAGGAAGAAAATATCCTCCAGTTTTCGGGTTTTGACAATTTCACCAGTTTTAGCTTCGTCCGTGTATTCGTGTTTCATTTCAGCCATGACTTCACTTATGGTAACTTGATTATACCATTGCACAACCTTGGCGTCGATATTTAGCACGTTATCGTCTCCGTAAGTTATAAGAGTAACATACTCATTAAACCATTTCATAGAGCGAAGGCGTGGTTGAAACTTCTCCATAACACGAATCCAAGACAGACGCATAATAGTGGAATTGTACAAGCAATTGATTATAACAGTGAATGGATTACCAGATGGCTGAGAGTGCGTCCACATATAAACATTATCATCATAAATATGCACAGAATGTACTAAATGTGACCATAAGCCTAAACAAACACGAATAGTCCTTTCTCCAACTGGGGTGTCAAGATCAATGAATTGAGAGAGCCATGTTACAAATATTTCCCAAAAGATTGCCCACAAAATCTGTGCAACTAGAGAACCGTCAAAGTTCCCAAAGTCACCAGCAATCACATGACTACCTTTCGTCTTCATTCGTTTTGCTATCCTCTCCCAATCTGGAGAATAAACATTGGTTCCAACGGCAATTTCGTTATCAATACGATTATGCATCAACCACGCAGCAAAAGGGAGAAAGTATTGGCGGAATGCAACTACAAAATGTTGCGGACCAGCAGAGAAAACGCGAGTTTTACCGACATCAACCTTAGCAATGTCACGACGTTCATCTTTCAGTGTATCAACGAACACAACATTAGAGATTCGACCATTTGCGCAATCCTCAATCAAACTTTCCACATCTCGGCGCAGAGCTAAAGCATTCGCACTAGTGAAATCAAAACTTTCGTTGGAACCCATCCAATGTTGTTTACCAGGTGCACTTCGCTTCATCTGTGCATAAGGAAAACCTGGTGAGGTGGTGCGGTTCACGGCACACATAAATTCGTCATCTTGTGTTCCACGAATAGCCTCCTCGTAAGATAGAATACGTTGATATTTACTCTTATCCAGATTTTTGCTATACTGATTCAACATCACACGGCAAACATCCTGAGCAGCGCTCAGAACTTCATCATCGCCCAACACAGCAGTATCAACACCACACTTTTTAAGTCCCGACAGTAAAGGATTATGTACCTTACCATTCAGAATCGTGGGCTTCAATAGTGCTGGTTTCATTATAGGAGCAGATAATTTTCCATATATTTTAGAACGAATAATGGACGAATTCACTGCTTGACCGACTCTAATTGAAGATTTACCTAGAGCGCAAAATTTTCCTTCTGGCACATCACTTTCCTCAAAAGGATCGACACATCCAGGAATTTCATAATAAAATTGGGAAGAAATATTCTTCTTATTACGTTTAATCAATTCCGAACACGCATCTTCAATACATTCTTGAGTCAAAGGACACGCATAACCATGTTCCTCAGCATCATTACCAGCAATATGCATACCAATTATTTTACGTTCCAAGTATTTGTTATACAAACCGACTAAAGAACCGCAATCGCCTGTGCGCGTCGGAGCATTATACTCATAACAATCACGCTGAATATACGATTCTTCGGGATATTCAAAACCATCCTCAGGGTGGAAAATCTCGATCTTCTTGTCGCATGGGCGCACGGCATTCAGCCAATTGTAAACACGGTAAAGGCCCATATTGTTCACATGGAAGGTCGCCATGGCACCACTAAAGATCCCTTTGAGCATGCCTTGATCTGAAGTCTTGACAAAATGGCGAACCAAATCCCTATGTGGGGTGCACATTCTTGAGTGCAAGTTGACTAGCACACAATCGCGAAAATCCCCATTCTTAAATGGTATTTGTACACAATTCTCACTCAAGGTAAAATCATCTGTACTGGCAGTGAAGAAATGTGACAATGGTATCTGCATCAAATCTTCTGACATCTGTTGTGAAAAGGACACTACGGTACTAGGGGGCAACTTACGTGCAAATAAGGCTTGAAGGAAATGATAAGGCATAATAAAAGACCAACCACGAACGAAAGTACAGTTACCAAGTTGATGCCGTTTATCACCTCGGAAGTAAGACATTCTATAAGTATTCTTCTGAAAAACGTCAACCATGAGGTTTTGCGCTGCATCATCTGAACAGCCTTGTGTGGCCGCAACCGCAGTGAGTTCTTCGACACCAACTTCAACTCGTTTGACCTGAGCTTTGTTTGTCTTAGAATCACCAGATTGTCCAACTTCAGCCCAGATTCCAACCTTCCTCTTACGGTCACGATCCAAGAAAAACTTTCCGAGCCACGAATCCTTTGCTGACCATTGGGCGAGTTCACGTTTTTGATATTTATTCAAGTCCTCATAACTGAAATTATCAAACTCCTCGTCGGTCATGGTGTTGAATGCAGACATTCGATGCAATCCACATTCATCACAAGAAACTTTAATCGTGCCATCATCATCACGATACCATTCGCTTTCAACTACGGGTTTCACAGTTTTCTGTGTTTTGGCATCACCTGACACACCCACTTCAACCAACTTGCGGGGTAAGCGCACAGTCTTAGCGTCACCAGACGGGGCAACCTCAGGTTTAACCGAGTCAAAAGTTTTCGAGAACCAATGATACATAGCCATAGCAGATAGGGCAACTCCAACCATTCCAAGCGCTGTAAGTATAGGATGCTCAGAAATGACCTTCTTAATCTCCTCGTACTTCCTTGCTAGGTAAGTTTTACAATCGCTCAAACAAATATCCATACGATCTTTGTATTTCTGCCAACGAGAAGCTGGTTTCATTGACGACTTAAACTGAAAATACAGAGCAAATATGTCAGGATCTGAAGCATAATCAAACTCAATCTCTTCTAGAGTTTCACCTTTGACCATGCGCTTAGCAATGTCATCAACAAAATCAAAACAATCACTGTATTCTGATTTTTCTTCTGGTTCGACTTGAGCTCGAATAGCATAATCTTCTAGAAATTTGAGCTTATCCATTGAAGATTGTTTAGCTTCTTTCCATTTAGTGCATACTGTTGCTGCAAAAGTCTCGTAATCAATAGGTGCACCAGATTCAATCCAGCCAGCGTCACTTTTCTCATCTCGAACTATTTTTTGAAACTCGTACACAGAAAGATCAATGGCTTTCGTCTTGTCCAATTTACTCTTGTCCAGCTTTAAGTAAGTCGTTCCAGAGTTACCTTTTTCTGTCAAAATACCATACTCTTTCTTGGGTTGCACCTTATACGCCATATCGCCCATTCGGTTAAAGAAAGCATCAGGAAAAGTGATAGATTCCAACTTGACATTATAATCATTTGTTGTATATAAAAGTAATTCAGCAGCCGAAAATGTATTTTTATCGTGCAGAGCTGCCATATGCAAATGCTGTGGGAATGTATTACAAGATCGAATAACCTCAAAAATTTCAGGGTTGGCTGCGGTTTTGTCATCTTTCTTTTGGAAGGCGTCATCATAAATGACAATCTTTTGTCCTTTATATCCATCCCAAAATTCAGTTTCAACTTGACGACCATAAACCTGATGGTGAAAATCATCCTTCTTGATCATGCCCATTGTGCGCAATACATCAATGCACAGTGGATAGACCATCTCTGTCTTTCCCACACCAGATTCACCAACTAACCACAAGCAAATCGGACGCATACGTGGTCCACCTCCTTTAACAGGGGAACACGACACGTACTCATACAGTTTCATAGCAGGCAACATAGTAGTGTGTACTAGTGCTGCCATCTCCTTACTCAAATAAGGTTCGCTCTTGAACTTCAATCCTTTTAACCATAGTTGTTCGACTCGATTTGCTGTTTCTGTATCCAAATCAATCTTGTTGCGCTGGTCCAACTCCAAATAATGGCGAACTTCTTCAGCCCATGCTTGTATCTCACCATAAATTCCATTTGCTCTCTGCAGTTCTTCCTTAGTTTTACCAAGAACCATCATTTTAATTTGGTCATTAGCCACATTAAAATATTCCGAACAATAGTCTGTAATTTTCTTAGCTCCATCCATAGACTTAGGGATGCGATCCAAGCGTGCCAGATAATTGTCCCAATCTTGCTTACCAGGAATTTTCTTAATAGTTATAAAAGCTAACACTGCAAAGATAATTTTTCCACATGTATGAAACCATGGATGATACACTATTTCTTCAACAGTGTCTTCCAAAGCTCCCTGGGAGAAAATCTTTCTTTTCAAATCCATAATCATATCTATTAATTTCTGGTCAAAACCATAAAACTTAAATATAAAGACAAGAACTACACACAAGGCAGCGCGATACTTCTTCCAAACCATAAGCAAACGAACAAGCAAAACAACCAGAACAATTTTCATCATGTCTTCTTTTAAAGAAACACACTTGTCGGTTGTGTTTATTACAGTGGCTTGAATATTCGCTTGTAAGCCAGGAAGAGTATTCTCCAGAAAATCGCAAATACGGGTCAAATTACCATTCATTTGTTCTGTGTCCACACCATCTTTAATGCCAGCAGAAATCTGTTTTGCCAGTTTGTCAAACATGCCTTGCGAATAAATTTTCTGGGACTTAATTTGGCGGCGCAATTCCTTCAATAATGTTTTAATCTTGTCATCACGTCGTTCGAGTGCCTTTTCCAACCGTACAAATCTAGGGTCGTTGTAGCGATAGTGTACGGGGCGCGATTGAACGGGACCGGGGTTAGTCTCAACATCTCCAGATAACAATAGCAACATTTGTCGTGCAGCTTCTTGTTTAGGATTCTTCTTACCAACACCCTGAGTAACAACAGTGTAATTGAGGAATTTGCATGTACACTTAAATACAGGCAATTCTCGGGGGGATTCTAGAGCATCAAAGTCATATTTCACTTCTTTCTGGAAAACGTCTGCGATCATCTTAAGATTAGAAACGTTGTCCTCCACAAACATCATCTTATTAACTAGGTATTTGTTGAAACAGGCCATAACTTTATCAGATTCCAATTTTATCGTTAAGCGCAAGATCATGTGCCACGTGTTTCTCCCT